CAATACCACTCACTCTGGATAATATATCTTTTCCTGTCAAACCTCTGTCACCAGTGGCACCTGTTTGTCCTTTTTCTCCATCTCTACCTGTCAATCCCTTCTTAACAAGACCAAAAACATTCTGTATTACATTCTGTACAGGACTTCTTCCTTTCTCGTCAAAGTCAGTTTTACCGAGAGTCATATTGTCTACAAAACCCTGGCCAAGATCTTGTAATTTGGTGTCACCTCTCTTATCAAAATCAAATATACCACCTGTGAAGTGATCTGCAATACCAGTAACAGCTCTCATTAATCCTTGTGGTTTGTTCTCTTCTACTTCCTCTTCTACTGTGGTTGGAGTTCTAGTGACTATAAATTTACCATCATCAGTTATTTCAATCGTAGCATTCTCTTTTCCAACACCCATAGGTGTTTCTTTTGGTTTAACACTGGTTTCTTTTTTCCCTTCACCGTCAGGAGGTTGCACCTCTTCTTTAGGTTCTCCTCTCTTTTCAAGGAAAGTCATTATACCTTCAAGTTTATCAAGAGATTTAGCAAAAAACTTAGATGCCTTAGTCTTTACTTTGTCTTTGACTTCTTTGCCTTTTCTCTTAAAGAAGTTACCAACTGCCTTAACACCTGATATTATTTTCTTACCAACAAATTTTGCACCAGCAACGACACCAGCTGCAGCTAGGCCTGTCAAAACAAATGGTGCAGCAATAGCAGCGACACCAGCCGCAGCAATAACTTTTATTATATTACCTACAGTTCTTAAGAATCCACCGCCACCTTTACCACTGGCAAGTTTACTTACAAAGTCTACTGCTAATTTATTCGCTCTTTCTAAGAAGGGTAACTGTTCCCTCTGCATTTTGGATAGAGCAGCTCCAAATCCATCAAGTTCACCAAGACCTCCATCAAATATTTTACCAAGTAACTTATTAGGATCAAAACTATCAATCCTCCCCTCTACCTTTTGTTCGAGACTTGGAACTATATTGTTTGTTATATTTTTTACTATCTTACTGATCTTCGATTTTGGACTTACCTTCGTATCCTTTGTTAATGGTTTTACCTTTTCATCTACACCACCTAATATATTCTTACCTCTTATCTGAGATAAACCTTTTTGTGCCTTGAGTTTTACAGTCCCACGCTTCCCAAAATTTCTTTTGAGTAACGTATTGCCTTTCTTGACAATACTCTTACCTGTTTTAAGAGTCTTTTTGCCAAGATTTGTTAGTCCTGATAACTTTCCCTTTTTAGCCATTGTTTGCTTGTGCTTCTCTAGCTCTTTGTTTTAGTTGTTCTTCTTCAATATGTAATTTAAGTAAACCAACATACACATCTCTCTCCCAAGGTGGCATATTCTCAATTTCTGTCAGAGAATATTTATGATACTGCATCAGAGCAAAATTGATTCGGAAGTATGTCTCAAGATCTATATGAGACATACTTAGGCGAAAAAATCCGATAGCCCCTCTAATTCTATAGTATTTTCTTTCTTGGTTTTAGGATTTGTAACCTTGAGAGTGTGTTTTAATTTAGGCATAGTTTCAAAAAATTTCTCAATCTTTTGAAAATGTTCAGATGTCAAAGATTCGACCCATTCTTTTAATTCTTTTTTAGTACATTCAGAAGCTGCAAACATCTCTTCATCATTATATACCATGTCGATAGAGGATGCTACAATCTCAAATGATTTTTCAACGGCATCATCATCTTTCTGATTAAAGTTTGTTTCAATGAATTGATTTAATGAAGGATACTTCATTTTAACAGTGTATCCATCTGCTAATTCAACGTCTTGAGAATGATCATCAGACTTCACTACTTTTATATCATCAATAGCAACAGTTACAGGCACTTCTGTAACACCATCATCACCGCATGTAACAACAAGATCAATAGTTTCACCAACAGATTTGGCACGAATATTCAAGAACAGATATTCTATATCAAAACTTGGTAAAGTATCAATCTTGATACCTTTTGTCTTAACACATTCTTTTAGAACCTGCTTAACAGCATTAGTGATTTGTTTTTGGTCTTCTGATTCAAGCGAAAGTATAAGTATTTTCTCTTCTCTAACTAGGAAAGGTCTGTATTTTACAGTTTTTCCAGTAGAAGGCAATGTCAATTCATACTCAGCCGTAGTAATTTTTGGTAAAGGCATAATAAGTAATTATTCGTTATTATTTAGAGGGGTTTTTTAAGGGTAATTCTGACCCCTACTTAGGACTTGAGGAGTTATTCCCAATGGTACAAATTGTTCAAATTCAGTTGGAGTTTTATAAGATTTTCCTCCATCACCTTTTACTATGAAATATCTGTCATAAGAGAAATCAACACTAACCTTTAGGACTTGTGCAGCACCAAAACTTAATTGTATATCCTGTATTGCCACTGGAAATGCATTTACAAAATTATAACTCAATACAGATGGTAGGTAACTAGAGTCATAAATTGGTTTTCCCTCCTCCTCTACATCCATATCAGTAGTCCACTCTTTTAATCCACTATCAACCCTACCTGTAAAACCTTTGTTAACATCCCTTTCAAATTTTGTTATTTGAATATCCCTTTTATAAGAATGAGGATATCTAAATCTATGAAATGCATTTTTATCAGTTGCATTTGGATATCCCGCCCTTTGTGCATTTGGGAAGGTCTGTCCTAGTTGTCCGATATAAAGTGGATTCATAAAATTTATCCACTCTTGAAAGAATCTAAGACTTGTATAATCATGTGTTACATAAAATGAAACAGAAATATCTGTATACTGTCTTTGTGAAGCAAATCTTTCTCTTATACCCTGTCTACTACCAACCTCTTGTACCACTTGCATGTTAGTTCCTGGCAAGTTTGCTTCACTTGCTAGTAGTTCCATTCTTCTTCCTTTATAACAATTATCAAAACATCCAGATTCTGTCAACCATTGTTCTAAATTTTTACACTCTTTTAAGTTATCATCTGAAGTCTTTTCTCTAAATGTGTCTAGGTTAACATTAGCGTTCCCTTCTGCTTCGTCAGGAAATTGTCTTATAGTCTCTGCATTTTGTGGAGCAATTTCCATAGAGAACTTAAAGTAGTTCGATAAGGAAGGTGCTCCTAAAGCCTTTTCAAAATTGAAAAGTTGTTCGGGATCATTTACATTGACAGTTTGATAATCAGTAGCAGCAGTTAATGGCCCTACCTTCTGAAAATAACTCTTTAATTTATTGATACTAACAGCCATCTAAATAAACATATGACTTACCATACTATGTATACGAGTTTTTATGGCTTATAAGGGCAAATTCAAACCAAAACATATAAAAAAGTATAAAGGTGATCCCACTCAGATCATTTATCGTTCTCTTTGGGAGAGAAAGTTCATGGAATATTGTGATCTAACAGAGAATATAAGTCAATGGCAATCAGAGGAGTTTTGGATACCATATAAAAATCCTTTAGATAAAAAGATACACAGATACTTTCCAGACTTCTTCATTAAGTATCAAGATTCAAATGGAAAGAAAAGATCTGTTGTGATAGAAGTGAAACCCAAGAAACAATGCAAGGCTCCTCCAAAGAATCCAAAGAGAAGAACTAAGGCATGGGCACATGCTGTTCAAACATGGGTTATAAATGAAGCAAAGTGGAAGGCAGCAGAACAATACTGTGCTGACAGAAAATATGAATTTAAGATCATGACCGAAGACGATTTAGGTATTTCACATGATCGCAGAAGATATTAGAGAACAGGCTGGCACTGGTAGAAGAACTAGTGCATGGTATGCCAATGCGTTGACAAATGCTCTTGCCGAAGTGCAAGATATGGATGCAGATACGATAGACACTGGTGGTATTACTCTGGGATCTCTATTTTTCTTTGATTATAAAGTAAAATATCCAGAAAAATATCCATTCTGGGATATCCAACCATTAGCAGTGGCATTAAGATTTGATGGTGATGGATTCTTAGGATGTAATTTACACTACATTAATCCAGATTATCGTGATGCAGTTGCAGAAAGCTTACTAAATAGCGGTGGCGGGTCTGTAGTACCCAAGAATAGCATACACAAATACCTGTTTTCTGGAATAGGTAGCCTATATAAAGTTCCTGATGATGAAGATTGGGGCAGTATTGCTTTACTCCCTACAGAAAGATTTATTAACCAATCAGGTAGATCATACCCTAAGAACAGAGCATTTAACTGGAGAAAATAACAATGAGTTTCTATACTGGC